ATGGAAAAATTAACGATCCAAGCTCTTCTCGATACAGAATGGCTAGATATAGCAGAACTCAAGATATTAGAACCACATAAAGGTTCTGCAAGTGCGAGTGAGTTATCCTACGAATTAGAATATGCCATTTCATATCTAGATAAGAGAGATGAACATGCCTGTAGCTTAGCACTTCCTGTTCAGATTCTCATTCAACATGAATCGAAAGTCTGGTTTAGTTTTTTAGATGATATTGTTCCGTCTGGTGCTGCTCGACGTTATTTAGTGCAATATCTAGGTCTGCAAAAACTTTCGCCAGCAGAACAAGATTTTACTTTATTGGAAAAGGGCACAATTGCTCCTGTAGGGAATCTAAGAGTTAAGGAGTCAGTTCCACCAATAAATCCAGAATCAACATTGCACTTACGCAAGTTCACTACTGATGATGTTACGGAACGAAATGTTGATTTTCTCGAATACGCACAACAAATGGGTGCAATTAGTGGCGGTGCAACTGGTGCAGGTGGTGAGGCTCCAAAACTACTGATTCGCGTATCAAAGGATCAGGAGATTTGGATTGATACCTATCAAAATTCTTTTGATGAACCAGATCAGCATTATCTAGTTAAATTCCCTCGAAATAAGCGTAGTGCAATAGATTGCGACATATTGAGAGCAGAATATCATTTTTATCATGTCCTGAATGAACTTGGATTTACAACAATTGAAACTTCTCAGATGAAGCTGATTGAAGGTCAGAAATACCCTTCGTTATGGCTGCCGAGATTTGACACAGAGTGGCGTAATCAACAATGGCATCGACTCGGGCTTGAGTCGGTTTATTCCGTATTGAATAAAACTCCAGGGAGCCATTTAAATCATTTTGAGGTCATAGACGCGCTTTGTACCTTATTAAAATCAGTGAACAAAAACTTTGATTCTTCGCAATTCGTTTGTGAGTGGTTACAAAGGGATTTGCTGAATATCATTTTTGGTAACTCAGATAATCACGGCCGTAATACGTCATTCTTAAAAAAATCAGGACGAATATTTCTTGCTCCAATTTACGACTTTGCCCCAATGAAAGCCGATCCAGAAGTTGTGATGAGATCAACAACATGGGGAAGTCCGTATGAAGAAGGAGGGGAATACCGCTGGGAAGGTATTAGCCAAAATCTTGCACATTGGTGTGAACCACATATCTCTTTAAGTACATTGAAAACATTGGCGAGCAAACTTATTGGTCTCAAACAGCAATTAATCAATAAAGGTGTTCCCCAAACGATTATAGATATGCCAGGTCTAGGATATGACTTTATTGAAGCCAAATTGAGTCGATGGGAGCTATTATGAAAAAGGAAAATCAGCCACTTGACCGTCAGCAATTGCTCATTGATTTATATACGCAATATTTATTCGGTAAAATTACCTTGGGGCAACTGCTGAGCCACTTGCGCAAAAATGTATTGGGGCTATCTCAAGAAAAATATGCAGCAATGGTTGGAATCAGTCGGCGTACTTTAACCGACATTGAACAGGACAAAGGTCAACTGACTCAGGTCGTATTAGATAAGGTGTTTAAACCACTTGGCTTAAAAGCCGGCCTCGTACCGACACATGAGCATATTGTTCACAAGGTTATTCAGCCATCTAGTGATTAAAAACTTAATATTGAAGCTATTTTGATCATCACATCGATAGGCTGCGCGCGTAGATTTCGGCATAACGTATATTATGTTCATTAGCGTACTCGGCATTGTGAATATAATTTTACTAAGATTCACAATGTCGAGCTGTAGCACCAACTGAGGTTGCGTAGGCTACATTCTTGGATATGCTATTTAACATAAAATTACGTTATGCGACATCGAGTTAGCGATAGCTTATCTTTTGCAATAGCTTCACTTGAAATCATAGCTTTATATAAAAAAACAGGGAGACCGTCTTCCTTATCTTCGGCCCTTAATTCTTTTGTTCCATCGCGATATTCAAAGATAGCAATAGGGTAATTGTCTTGATCTGCAATGTAAAAACGTCTGTCTTTAACCACCAATTTGTATTCTTCAAATTGATGTTGAAGTAGTCGCATAAACTTACTTTCATTATGAGAAAGTAAGTTTAACTGTCTGATTCTATCTGCATCACTTGCATAACGCATTTTTTCACGCTGTCTTTCGTTATAGCTCAAATAGACATTTCGTTTTTGCTGCTTAATTACTTTCTCTTTTGGCTCTTTCGAGTCTCTCCAGAGATAGCCAACTATAAACCCTAAAATTAGGCAGAATAATCCAATAGCCACAATTTTATTTCCCGAAGAGAAGGGCGATTAATTCGCCCTTTTTTATTTATAAATCTAATAGTCTGGATCGACATAGATAATCAGTCTTTTTTTAGTACTTCTTCACGATATTTCATTACGTCTGAAGTCTTAATATCTTTTAGATGCTTTCTTATAAGTGTATGAAGAACATCAGATTCTTTTATGCGGGATTTCGTTTCAATCATCATATTTAAAGTAAGTTCCTGAAGCATTTCTTCCTCTTCATCTCGAATTCTAACTGTAGTGGACATTTCAGTGCTCCATGTGATTTGTAATTTATATCGTATTACATGTTATTTTGTAACATCTAACATGTTATTTTACAGTCAAATGTAACTTGTGACAAATTACAAATTACAAATGACTAAAGAACAAGCCTTCGAGACAGTTGCAAAGATAATTTTTGACCGTGGTTGTCAATTAATTATTGGGGGAAATCCTGCTTACGAAACCGAAAAGGTTCTTTTTCATATTGAAATGTGCATGACAGAGTGGGGCTACCGTTCTGCCAAAGTTGCTGAATACTGCGATTCAATAAAACAAGAAAACGACTTAATGCGTTCAATGGGGATCAACTAATGCCTGAATTAAATTGGTCACTTAACCGAAACTACATTAACGAAATTGATCTGCCTGAGAACAAAAAACAATCGAATACAGCGAGTTTACAGTGGGGATTGAAAACCCCCTCTAATAAGATGGGGGAAAAGCTTAATCAGCCGTCACGCATGGACACTGCGGATTGGGATTTAGAGCTGCCATTCGCCCGCGAAAACCCTGTGCCATACATGCACATGATTTCAACATCATCAGGCGCTAAGCCAGTTCAATGTCGTTTACCTGCGGATAATGAAATTGCCGTAGTGGACTGGGTGAATTTCACTATTGGAATTGAAACAGTAGGGGATCGCTTCCTAAATACGGAAGATTCGACCGATGAAAATCGTTGGATGAATACAATAATCGCATTCGATGAACATTTAGAGCATATCTTTGGATTTTCGACCACAAGCCAAAATAAAAGCGGTCGTAACTTCTACAAACAATCTTACGTTCTTGGTCAAGATATGGGTTTGGTCTGCATTGGTGGCCAACGAAATACCATCCTAGTGATGCTTTCAGGTAAAGGCTGTGCCTTTGCTGACTCAGGTTGGGAAAAACGTCTATATACATTCCTGACCAATATTGCCAAACGTGCAAAGTTAACCCGTATCGACTTAGCTCATGATGACTTTGATGGCAAGCATATCAATGTTGATTGGGGTAATTATCAAGACGATATCGGCGGTTTCCAATGTGGAAATCGTGCTCCAAATATTGAATATAAAGGCAATTGAAAACGTCCAAATGGTCGCGGTCGTACCTTAAATATTGGTAGTCGTGAATCGGGTAAATATCTGCGTTTGTATGAAAAAGGCAGGGCAGAGGGTGATCCTGACGACAACTGGCAACGATGTGAAGTTGAGTTCAAGGCTGTAGACCGTATTTTGCCTTTCGATATGTTGCTTGCTCCGTCTGAGTATTTACTTTCGGCTTATCCATGCTTTGAAGACATTGCACCGCATATTCAGCCTGCACGTATTGAAACACTTAAAAAGAATTCGACCATTACTGCAAAGGCAGCAATTGCGACGCTCAAACGGCAGTAGGGCAAATATATCAATTTCTTTAAGCAGATTTTTGAACCTGAAGAACTGATCAATCTAATTTCACACACAGACCAATTTGCTTATCCAAAGCGGTTGGATCACGTCTTAATGACAGCAATGAGGATGTAAAAAATGCAATTTAAAACACCAGTAACAATCGTTGGCGCTAAACCTGTTGATTTCAAAGATGACAAAACAGGTCGTCATTATGACTACGTGACCTTGTATGTCGAAATGCCTTTGGATCAGTCACAGGGTAAAAACTGGGGCAATGCAATTGAGGTATTCAAATGGTTAGACCATACAAATATCGAAAAATTAAAAACACTTAAAGCACCGCTTAAATGCGAAATGCTTGTTGAAGCAGTTTCAACGGGTAAAGAGACAAATTTGGTCTGCCTAGATGTCTATCTACCACAGGCTAAACCTGCATGAACATTAAATTCGTGCTGTTTGGAACCGACATCAGCGAATGTCCCAAATGCTTCAATTTAATGCACAAAAACAACATGCCTTTTCACTTATCCAAGTGCCAAGGCTAAGGATTTTAAGAAATGGCATACGAGTGCAAAACATTACAAACACAAGATGATTTGCCCGTATGTACAGAATGGCAGGAGGCTAGCTTTCTGCCAACTTTAACTAACGCTGATAGAGACATCATTCTTCAGTGGGCGATTGGAATATATGCGCTGATCTGGTCGTCGAAAAAAATATTGCGCTTTTTTGGAGGATAGTTATGAAAACTATTATCAATAAAAAGAAAGTCGGCACATACGGTGTAGGTGCTGTTTTATCAACCTCTGTACTAGCAACTAATGCAAATGCTGCTCTTGATGTAGCTGCTGCTCTTGCTGGTAACTCAACCGAAGACAACATTGGTCTTGTAGTAGCTTTCATGCTTGGTGTTGCAGTCCTCATTTGGGGTTCACGTAAAGTTGTCGGTTTCTTCAGCAAGTGATTTTGGAGCCAAGAAAATGACAGAAAGCGATTTGAATTGGATCATTTTAGTTGTTGTTTTCTTGGCTTTTTACCGCCTTTTTTAAAGAAATTAAATATTTGAGGGTTCAGATGAAAGCATTTAAATATTTAGTTTTTTTATTTCTATTCCCATCCATTGCTAATGCTTTTTTTTATGCTCAAGGATATAAGTCACAAACATCAACAAGCAGCTTTACAGCTACATGCCAAGCACTTGTAGCGCATTTTAATAGCACTCTCAGTAATGGTGGTTCATTCACTTATTCACTCACAACAGCGACAAAGAACAATTGTTCAATTACAAGAAGTGATGGTGGAAAACTCAATAATCCAGTTTTATCAGAAGCTGTTGATTGTCCTAGTGCTACATCAGTTGATTTGAAAGTACCTACTAGTTCAGGTTCATACGTTTGCACCAACCAGTGCCAATATAAATTAAGAGCCTGTGTTGATGTTGATTTTGAAGCGGGCATGACTTGTACTGCTATTTCTACGGGGCAGGAATGTGGACAACCTAAACCTACTGACACGAATCCTACACCTCCAGTTACTCAAGACCCTACAAACCCAACTGATAAACCTGAAGAACAAACCATTTTTGAAAACATTATGAATGTTATTGGGGACAAGCTTGATTCTATTAAAGACGCTATTACTGCAGGAAATCAAAATCAGGGTGGCAGTGACACTGGTGGATCAAACGGTGGTACAGGTGATGTCAATGTTAATGTCGACATGTCAGAAACCAATGCCAAGATAGATGAAACGAATTCATTAATTGATGAATTAACCAAATGGCTTGAGGGTGAAGACTTAGGAGATGACATATTTGGCGACCAAGATCCACCTGAGAAAGAAATTACCCCCCAAACATTTGACACAAATATTTTTACAAGTCGTGCTCAATGTCCATCAGAGATGACCATTCGTATTCCTCAGTTCAATTTTAATAAATCATTTTCCTTTGATGAATGGTGTGACAACTTAGAGTTTTTCGGCTCATTAATTTTAATTATTTCTTATTTATTTGGCGCGTACATCATAGTGAGTAAATCCTAATGCCTGCTATTTTAATCACGATTTTAGCTGCCTTTGCATCTTCATTAGTTGCCAAATTAATGCTTGGAGCAGGGCTAGCTTTCCTTTCCTATACTTTTATCAATGATCTTGTTATGCAAGCTCAAGCCCAAATGTTAGGCCTATACCAAAATATACCCGCAAACATTATGGGTGTTTTAGGCATTCTAAAAATCCCCTAAGCATTGTCTGTTGTCATGTCATCAATTGGTACTGCTGCATTTATCAAATCATCAAAATTGGCAATCGGAAAAGCTTAACGATAAGCGAAGCAGGAGGAGGGAGCGACGACGTCCTGAGCGTTCGTTAGCTTTCGAGAGGCAATTATTATGGCTATATTAATTTCAGCACCAATCAGGACAGGTAAGACCCTTAAATGTATTCAGATCATATTTGAATACTTAAACGAGGGTAGACCTGTTTATACAAATATTGTTGGTATTAAAATACCAGGTGTCTTTCACATCAATTCATCTCTACACAATCCTTTCGACTGGCGCGATCTTCCTAACGATGCTGTATTAGTTTATGACGAAGCACATGAACATCCTGCTTTTTCAGAAAAAGACCTATTAAAAAACTTGGCAATACCTGAATTTGAGGAACAAATTGCACAAGTTGAAAAAGCCGAAATGACTGAAACAATGAGAAAAAACAAACTTTCTCAACTTCAAACAGCCTATGCAAAAGCTCTTAGGAAACGTAAAGAGGAAATTTTAGATATTGGATTTACCATGTCTATGCATGGACACTTTGGTATTGAAATCGTCCTTATTACTCAAAAGCCTACAAAGCTAAATTCTGACGTTTTGGGTAATGTCACACTTCACTATGTTATGCGTCGTAAATACGGACGTGATGAGGCTGTTATTTGGACATTCGGTGAAGCACAGACAACATGGGGTAAATCTATTGCTGAATCAGCACTAGATAAGCAATTTTGGCGTTATCCAAAGCATCTATACAAATTTTATGTTTCGTCTGAAAAGCATAATGTTAAAAAATACTTTCCCAAGAAGTATTTGCTAATTGCTTGTATACCTGTTGTTTTATTTGGCTATTCATTTATGACTGCCAGTAAGACTGGTTTCTTCGGTATTTTGGGTGATGGTTCAAATCAAGCAGAAGCAGCAGAGATTCAGCAAGCAGAAATTGTTCAATTATCGGCTAATGATCCTACAAAGATTGCGCTTGATAAAAAGAATGCTGAACTTATGGGCTTAACCTATGAACAATATCTAGACTTGCAGAATCCCCAAGTTCAAGACCAAAAAAATTTAGCATTAAACCAAAATTCTATCGATCAAATTGCAAACCAATACAAACCTGATAATCCATTTGATTATTCATACATGACACCAGCACCAGTGACGGCTCATCGAGTATTTTCAGGTTGTATGAATGGTGTTGCTTATGACACACAAGGCACAATCTTGCATGATGCACCTAAAGACTTATGTAAACGTGTAATGGCAGGTGATAGACCGTTTAATCCATATAAACAGCCTGAACAGGTGATCGCTTATGACTATGCAACTCCTAAAGAAAACCCTCAAATATCTAATAATGCAAATCCTCAGGAAGTTGTTGAACCGATACCTTTAGATCAAAAACCTAGCCGTATAATTACTGGAGCACATTCATTATGATTCGACTCTATTTACAGCTTATTTTTTGGATTTTATTAGCTTTCTTAGCTTTTTATTATCTCTATATTGTCCTAAGTCTTAATGGCTCATTAAAACTTTTTGATTGATATATTTATTCTCTAAAGCATCTAAATATAACTACAGATTTCACATTTTTATCTTTTAAGTTGCGAATAATTAAAGCTTTTGTTTTTTCTCCATGGACTTCCTTATCACATATCTTAGTGCTATTGGATTTCGATAAAACTTTGATTTTTTGTGTTATTGGGTTGTATTCAAGTTTATAAGTTGGATATGTGAACTTTAATTCAGTTGCAAATGTACTAGTTGAGATTAGGCTTATTAGTAAGATTCTTTTCATTTTAGCTATCTCTTATATTTGCAGAACGAGTGTCTACGAGTGATTCGAGGGCTTGATTTATGATTTACTTCTCCTTGATTACAAGCTCCCATTTAGATTACAACGGTAAGGCTAGAGCGTCCGTAGGCGCGAACTGACAACATAGGCATAAATAAGATGCCGGTAAAGATTGGATATACAACAATGAATGTTCTTGAACTTTGGTTTGTTGCTTCATTATTTGCTTTAACTTTTTGGCTTTTTTACGATGCCTAGCAGACACATTTACAAGACTGTTAGCTATGACAGATCAAAGGGCGTTTTAACCAAGGCTGACTATGTGTACATGCGTGATCTACTGGAAACCGTGCTAGAACAACTGCAAAATTCAGAATTAGACAACGATAAAGAAATAGATCAGCTCAAACAGTTTTTTATAAAGTTAGATCATCACATTGATAGACTGCGCGCGTAGATTTCGGCATAACGTATATTATGTTCATTAGCGTACTCGGCATCGTGAATATAATTTTACTGAGATTCACGATGTCGAGCTGTAGCACCAACTGAGGTTGCGTAGGCTACAGTCTTGGATATGCTATTTAACTTATGTTCACCTAGAATCTAGTTCACAATTAAATTTATGTTTAATAAACAATAAATTTAATTACTTAGCGCACTAAAGTGATAACTTATAAAATATTTGGTTCATGAACCTAGCTATGAATGCATATTTTCCTACTAAAAAGGTTTTAGGAAAAGGCTAAATTTGTCTAGGAGAGTAGTGGCAGTCCACCACTAATTAAAAGGTGTCTACAAAATCAGTGGCTATTCAAAGTGTCCAAATTGGGGACGATGTAAAGTAGTACAGATGGTAAAAATCTGCCTAATGTAATCAGAATAAGGCTAACTTTATTTTTCGTTCTCATCATGGTTGGGCAATAATATGGACTTTCAATTAAAAAATGCCAAGTTGGTTTGAGTCAGCACAACTTGGCTAAACTGAAGATTACTTCAAGTTTTTAGTAAAGAAGTCAGTTAATTTGTTAAAAGGGATAACATCAACTCGATCATATAGATCAACGTGTCCTGCACCCTTAACGTAGTACAACTCTTTAGGCTCACCAGCACGTTTATAGGCATCTTCACTAAACTCTTTGGAATGCGCTTGATCACCAGTAATAAAAAGCATTGGGCGAGGTGAGATGGTTTCTATGTCATTAAATGGATAGAAATTCACAAATCTAACTTCACTGGTTAAAGCTCTATTTTGAGTTTGTTCCAAAGTCTGGCCCGTAGGAATTGCTGCTCCGCGTGGTGTTCGATAAAAGTTATGAAATTCACTTACAATAGGATCGCTATTGGCATCGACTGTTTTAGGTAAATAGTTTATCCATTGTTTACCTTTACCTTGAAACTCTGAGTAACGTTGTTCTGCTGCTGTTTCTAACATTTTCTTACGTTGCTCAAGCGTCTGGGAGTGATTTAAACCGTTACGTGTTACCGCACCCATGTCGTACATTGCAACAGTCGCAATGGCTTTTAAACGAGGATCTAATTTTGCTGCACTAATCGCAAAGCTACCGCTACCACAAATACCTAATACGCCAATACGATTACGATCAATAAAGGTTTGACTGCCTAAATAATCTACCGCAGCATTAAAGGCTTCTGTATAGAGTTCAGGGGCAACTAAGTTGCGAGGTTGTCCCTCACTTTCGCCCCAGAAAGGTAAATCAATTGCTAAAGTGATAAAGCCTTGCTCTGCCAATTTCTGTGCATAAAGCATTGAGCTTTGTTCTTTCACCGCTCCCATTGGATGTCCCACAATAATTGCAGGAGCTTTAGTATTCTTATTTAAATTTTTAGGAATCAATAAATTACCGATAACATTCATGTTGTATTGATTTTTAAACGTAACTTTTTGAATCGTGACCTGACTACTTTGATAGAAGTTATCTGCATCTTTTGGCATATCTGCCGCCATTGTTGAAGTTGAAGAAAATAAACCCATTGTGGCAATGAGGGTCGCTGTTAGAGTTGCATTACGGAATTTCTTTATATGTGATTGCATGATTCCAGCTTCCTGTAAAAAGATGATTCATAAATTTAGGGATTGAAAGGAGTTTATCTATTCTTTCTAAGAAGTATTAGCCTAAAAAAACAGCATAGACTTATGATTTATATTCATTAATTGGGTGGTGGGTATTTTAAGTAATTGAAAATAATGTATTTAAATAAAAATTATTTGATTTTTTAAAAGTGTAAATACTAAAAACTGCGAAAAATACGATGTTTATACTATTATGATTCATGAATTATATACATAACTCTATTCGGCTTAAGCTACTTATTCCAGTTGAACCTTATTTTTATAATTGCTACTCCAATTTCGAGTAGAGATAGTCAATGCTTAACCCTGAAGAAAAAGAAAGCCTCGTAGAAGCTCCTGCCTACTGGAGTGGGGTTTTTGCAATGACCTTATGTGTTTTTGCCTTGATTGCATCAGAGTTTATGCCAGTGAGTTTACTGACACCGATTGCAACAGATCTTCATATTACAGAAGGTTTGGCTGGACAGGGAATTGCAATTTCAGGTGCTTTTGCTGTGATCACAAGTTTGACGATTTCTCGCTTAGCAGGAGATATGAATCGTAAAACACTTTTGTTAGTTTTAACGGCCATTATGGCAGTTTCAGGTGCAATCGTGGCATTGGCGCAAAACTATACAATTTATATGCTAGGTCGTGCGTTGATTGGTTTGGTGATTGGTGGTTTTTGGTCGATGTCAGTCGCAATGGCAATGCGATTAGTACCAAGCTCACAAGTTCCTAAAGCATTAGCAATTTTTAACAGTGGTAATGCCTTGGCAATGGTGATTGCTGCTCCTTTAGGAAGTTATCTAGGCTCAATCATTGGTTGGCGTGGTGCATTTTTATGCTTAGTTCCTGTGGCTATCATCGCTTTTATTTGGCAATGGTTGAGTTTACCTTCAATGCCAGCTACTTCTCGTCAAACAGAAAAGCAATCATCCATTTTGGGGTTATTGCGTAATCCAGTCGTTATGATGGGTATGTTAGCGATCAGTTTATTTTTCATGGGACAGTTTTCTCTTTATACCTATGTACGACCATTTTTAGAAACCATAACCCGAGTTGATATTTCGACCTTGTCACTTATTTTACTAGGTATTGGGATTATGGGATTTATTGGCACTGCCGTAATTAATACGTTCTTGAAGCGTCGTTTTTATGCAACTTTGATCGTTATTCCTATCATGATGGCTGTTATCGCATTGTCACTCGTATTTTTTGGAACTTGGACGATGGTCGTTGCAGTATTACTGTGCATATGGGGGTTCTTAGCAACAGCAGCGCCTGTGGGATGGTGGGGATGGTTAGCACGTACCTTGCCCAATGATGCAGAAGCGGGTGGCGGTTTAATGGCAGCGGTGATTCAACTTGCAATTGCTTTAGGTTCAACACTGGGTGGAATTTTATTTGACCATAGTGGTTATCAGATAACTTTTGTAGCCAGCGCGCTTATTTTGGTTATTTCTTCTATTTTAGTATCACGTTTGACGACAAAGTAA